CACATTCGAAGCAGTTGAAGATTCTAATACATTAGTTATTAATACAACAGCAAGTGTTATCGATAATACATCAGTTCTTTCTACTGGTATGTATATATATCAAATTTCAAATTCTGATGTATATACCACAGGCGTAGAATCTACAATTACTGTAATTAATACCACTGCTATTCAACTTTCATCTAATGCATTAGCAAGCGATGGTGCAGTTACTTTATATTTTGCTCACCCACAAACATCATATTCAGCTGTTGCTTTGGCTGATGATGGTGTTGTAGCTAATTTAGTAAATCAAACTGTAATAAATCAAAACGATTACCTATCTAAAGACGGCGATTTTGATCCAGACATTTATTATATTGCAAAATATCCAGGAGCTTCTGGTAATTCTTTAAGAATTTCAGTTTGTGATAGTAGCTCTGCTTATACTAGCAACGTAAATACAGGTTTCGATAAACTATCATTCGAAATTGGAAACAATGTGGCTGTTGCAAATGGCGTTACTTCCGTTTCGTCGTTTATGGATGAATTTTCTATAAACGATAAAATTTTAGCAGGAAATAGCTCAATCGATTTTCAATATTTGAGAATCACTGATATCAGTTCACCAAGTGTTAATGTTGTAAAATTCACTTTTGAAGATCCATATAGACTACATACAGCTTATATATCTACTTCTATTTCTCGTTATTGGGAATTCCAAAATGTTGTAGATACTGCTCCAGGACAATCAGATTATGTAAGAAATCATGGTAATACTTCAGCATATGATGAATTGCACGTAGTAGTTGTTGATGATATGGGATCTTTCACCGGCACTCCAGGAACTATCCTTGAAGTTTATAAGGGTCTTTCTCGTGCTACCGATGCTAAAAATAATGATGGTACAGGCAATTATTATAAAGACATAATAAACCAAAGTTATGCGTATGTTTGGTGGACACAAGATAGACCAGGAGCATCATCTGCTAATTCTGATAATATTGCTTCTTCTACTTACTTAGCACCATTTAATGCGTCATTCGTTTATGGCGCTGATGGTTATGATGAAGCAAACACTAGCGCATTTTCAGTAATTGCTGCTGGTTATAATAAATTTGCATCAGCTGAAGATGTTGATATTTCTCTTGTAATTCAGGGTAAGCCTCTTGCAGGTAATACTTCTGGACCAAATGGAGAATCAATATCTGATTTCCAGCTTGCAAATTATATTATTGATAATATTTGTGAAATTAGAAAAGATTGTGTTGCCTTTGTATCACCACCAAGGGGACTAACATATAATGCATTTGGTACAGAAGCAACAAATCTAGTAGCATACAGAGGCGCTGTTCGTTCAACTTCATATGCTGTTCTTGATTCTGGTTATAAACAGATGTATGATCGTTACAACGATGTTTATCGTTGGGTGCCTATGAATGGTGATATTGCTGGTTTGTGCGCTCGTACTGATCAAACTAACGACGCTTGGTATTCTCCAGCTGGTTATAATCGTGGTCAAATTAAGAATATTGTTAAACTTGCATGGAATCCACGTAAGTCTGAACGCGATATACTTTACAGTAATGGTATTAACCCAGTAGTTACATTTCCAGGTCAAGGAACTATTCTTGATGGTGATAAGACACGCCTGGCTAAACCATCAGCGTTTGATAGAATCAATGTTCGTCGCTTGTTTATTGTGCTTGAAAAAGCTATATCAACAGCTGCTAAGTATTCTCTATTCGAATTTAACGATACTTTCACAAGATCACAATTTAAGAATTTGATTAATCCTTATCTTCGTTTAGTTCAGGGACGTCGTGGTATTACTGATTTCTTGGTAGTTTGTGACGAAACTAATAATACACCACAAATTATTGATACTAATCAATTTGTTGGCGAGATCTATATTAAGCCAGCTCGTTCAATCAACTTTATTCAACTTAACTTCGTTGCTGTTGCAACAGGGGTTCAGTTCAGTGAAGTTGTTGGCAAGTTTTAATAAATAGATTAAAGCTCGAAAAGGAGTAAAATAGATGTCATTTAATATCAACAAGTTTAAATCAGAAGGTCTAGTATATGGTGGTGCTAGACCATCTCTATTCAAAGTAGAACTTCAAGTTCCAACTGGCATTGGTATAGATTCGGTTTCAGTTAGAAAGTTCGAATTTGTTTGTAGAACAGCAGAACTTCCAGAATCTACAGTAACAAGTTTTGATGTACCATATTTTGGTCGCAAAATAAAACTTGCTGGCGATCGTAATTTCAACGATTGGCAAGTAAATGTTATGAACGATGAAGATTTCGCTGTTCGCTCATTGTTTGAAACTTGGTCAAATGCATTAAACAGATTAGTTTCTAATGTTCGTGATCCAATAATTAATTCAGAACAATATAAAACAGATCTTAATGTTATTCAATACGCTAAGGATGGTGAAGAGTTAAGAGCTTATACTTTTGTTGGTGCTTTTCCAACTACTATTGGTGGTATTGCATTAGATTGGGATTCACAAAATACATTAGAAACATTTCCTGTAACATTCGCTTAT